CCATTGCCAACACCAAAAATAATTCCTCCACCCGGCATGCAAGTCATAGACTGTGGAGTAGCAGTAATTCTTGCACCTGTTTCAAAGCAGTCACGAAATCCAGAGACAGTTACCATTACGGCAACCGTAGGATTTTGACAGCTTTGGTCTTGGCAGCAGCACGGCATGCTATCTCCATGCCTTTAAATAGGTTGCCGTGTACGTTCCAGCAATAACAGAAGTTGTAGCTGTACCGCTTGCAAACACGGCGGCGGCTGTTCCGGTCACAAACGTTGCGGCAGCAGTTGTCAGCGTCTTGCCAACTGAAATTGTGCAGTTAGATGTGTTTAGCGATGCTGATATAGCAACGTCTGTGATGTAGTTCCTAGTTTCAACTCCGGCTATAGTCGTGCCAACGCTTGTGCCTGTGACGTATGTGACAGACTGCGTTGAGCCAATGAAATTGGCCGTAGCCGTTTCAAATGGAATATCAACCAGATACCACTGCTGACCATCCTTTGCGACAGCGCAATTGAGCGTTTCAGTTTGCGCAGTGCCAATTGGAAAAAACAAGTTTACAGCGCTCACTGTATTAGGAGTGCTGGTCACGTTGCGGAAGGTTACAGTCTTCGCAGAGCCAACTGCCCACGCTCCAGTAAACGTGCAGACGCGAAAAACCTTGGAGTTCTTCAAAACCTCCACGCGGTCAAACGTCAGCGGCTTAGCCTGAGGCCCCGCCAATTCCGCAGCGCGCACGACACGCCCAATACGCTCGGCGCTCTCTCGCGTAAACTGCGTTGGCTCTTGTGGCTTGCTCATGCAGTGCCGTTTGGCGGAGTGCCAAAAAGACTAGAGAAATTAGTTTCAGGGCATACCCTTCGATTGAGGATAGCCGGAGCGCCAAGCGTCTGCGCTCCGCTGCCGTCTAGGCCGACAGGGTTTGACGTTGCAACCCATTCTGAGTTTTGGAAGTCAAACACCATCGCGCGCCGCTTCTCGCCACCGCTCAGAAAGTTGTAGCCAACGTCTGGCAGAAGAAGATTGTGCGATGACTGGCGGTACACAAGCGATGCCGTTGCCGAGTAGAACTGCTTGAGCGCGTTGTTGTAGTCTTCTGCGACAAACGACACTTCAACGCCAGCCACCTTTACCGTATGAGTAGGGCAACCAAGGAAGGCAGCGTTGTTGACGTAGTTCTGTGCGGCAAGCCAGTCGTTTGGCACGTTCTGGAAGTTCTTCTGCACCTTGATTCTGACCAGGCTTTCGTCTGTCATTAGGCCCGGAAAGTAATCGTAGGCGCTGTTTGTCAGCGGCTTCTGCGTCGTGCCATCGTAGTAGTAGAGTGCAGGCACCTGCCCTGGCTGCGACTCAAAAGACCAAACGGCAGGCCGTGATGTTGGTGAATTTACGTCAGAAGGCACAACAAGCCCGTACTCTGCAATCACTTCAAGCTTGTACGGGTCATCCTCAAACCGCTCATTCACGGTTATCTTTTGCAGACCTAGCGCCGTGTGCACTGGATGGGCAGCGCCCCACGTTGAGCCGCACGTTGGAGAAAGAATGTCATTTATTCCAGGTGGCCCGCCACCAGTAAGCGTGTTGTCTGACAGGTTGCAAGCCCAGCGGCGTTTGGCAACGCCACCAACCTTCACCTCATTCTCAAAGGTGCGGGCAAGCTCAATGGCGCTAACGATTGTTCCAGGCATGGATCACCCTAGTTGTGCGCTACCGACAATGGCAACCGTTTGCCCAAGGTAGTTGGCGGCTGTCTTTGCTGTGCTGATCGCGATAGCGTTCAGCGCCTTTGTCTGTAGACGCGACTCAATCAGGGCAGGGTCTTGCGCATTGGCTGCAAGCCCAAGCACCAGGGCAGCGCCTTCCTGCGTGCGAACGTCTGCCGTCTGCACCGTGCGAGAGCCAAGCGTGTTGAGTTCCGTTATGCGGGCAACCTGCCTGTTGTATTCCGCTTCTTCTGCCTGCCTGCGAAGCTCGGAAAGCCTTGCCTGCTCTTGTGCTGCTGCCTGCTGGTACTTGTCCTGTTCCTTTGCGGCCTCTTCCTGCTGCTTGATGAACTGTTTCTGGTAGAGCTCTCGCTGCCCAGCCGCGCCGCTGGCAATGTCTTCTTCCTTTGCCTGCACCTGGTCTAGCTGCTGGATGCGGGTAGTGGCGGCAGCAAGTGCCTCTTGATCGCCAGCAGCTCGAGCAGCAGCCGCCGCTTCCTCGGCTCGCGTGATCTCGGCGTTGATCGCCACAAGGTTCTGTGCTGCCTTGATCCGCTCGCCGTCGCCGTTGTACTGCTGCTGCGTAATCAGGTCGTTGACAAGTTGCTCCTGTTGCAATCGCAGCTGCGTTGCCTCCTGCTCGGCTTTCTTTCGCTCGGCCACAACAGCCTTCTCACCCTCAATGCGTTGCGCAAACAAATCCTGCTGGCGAGCTACTTCCGAGTCATAGGCTTCCTTGTTGATAATTCCGGCCTCAGCCTGCCGCTGTGCCTCGGCGATGCCGTCAGCAAGTTGCTGGGCCGCGTCGTAGCCGGCTTGGCCAAACTCTTCGGCCTTCTGGATTGCCGTGTCAATCGCCTTGTCAGCACCCTCAAACGCCTGCTGGAAGCTTTGGCCGAAGCCCTGCTCCATAGCTGTTTGCTGGTCTAAGAGTTTTTCCTTGAGGGCGTCCAGCTGCTCAAGCCTGGCTTGCGCGTTCTCGCCGCCAGCCTTCTCAATCCTTTGCCGCTCACGCTCGACAGAGGCAAGATCCTGCTCAAGCTTTCCAGCGGCATCGGAAGTCTTCAGCAGCGAATCAATGCGAGATAGATCTGCAGCAGCCTGTTGCTGCGCTGCCTGCTTTGCATCGTCGCGCAGCTTCTTTTCTTGTTCCAGCTTCTTGTTGAGTTCTTTGGCAAAGCCGTTCATCACCTCAATCTGTGCGGTGACAAGGCCGCCCTCGTCAACCTGCTGCTGGAATACCTCAAGAGTCTGCACGGACTGCTGTAGGAACTCAGACGCACCAACGCCGGCTTCATCAAGATAGGCGTTCAGCCGCTCGCGTACGTCATCAATGTTCGTGGCTACTTGTATCTCAGGCTTGCGTGCTTCCTCAATGCTGCTTCTGAACCCTTCAACGTACTGCTGCGCAGCACCTGCACCATTGGCAGCAGCGTTACCCTGCCCGCCATCAAAGACGTTGTTGAAAGCCTGCGCCGCGTTGGTGGCGGCAGCCTCCATCTCGGCTCGATTCTTCCTCGCAGACTCCTCGGACGCAGCGGCAAGGCCAGCACCGAACTGCTCGAGGTCGTCGCTCACCCAGCTGCCTATGCCTTCAAGCAGCTTGCCGAATCCGATCAGCAGATTGTCGATACCAATCTGGATAAAGTTGAAGATCGTGCGGAAACTCTCGGCCACTCCCAGCAGGATATTTGACACGATACCTAGTGCATCTGAAGCATCAGAAAACGCACTGACGAATCCGCCGAAGTTGCCAGCAAACTGGTCAAACACGCCAGCAAAATACTCGGCACCCTGCAGCAGCACGTCCGTGATTGCATTGGCAATCCCAGTGCCGCCTTCGCCTTGAGCGCCGCTCCACTCCTCGACAAACTTCAAGAATTGATTGGTCACATCGGTGACAGCCGGTGCCAGATTGCCAACCACCTGGCCGATGATGCCGTTGATCGTAGCGCTCACAAGATCAAAGGCGTCGTTCATGTCAGCGACGTTGTTGATCTGCGTTTCGCTCACGATGATGCCAAGCCGCTCGGCCTTTGCCCGAAGCTCCTCAATGCTGGCAGCACCTTCGCGGAAGAGCGGAGCCAGTGCCGCCCCCTGCTTGCCAAAGATCTCCACGGCAGCAGCTGCACGATCGGCAGCGGTAGGCAGCTGAGAAATTGCCTCGCCGATGGCTGCGAACTGCTGATCTGGTGCCAGTGCACGCAACTCGGCCACGCTCAGGTTGATCTGTTTAAGTGACTTGTCGAGTGCGTCGCCTGGTGCTGCCTTGCCGATGTTCACGGCCAGCTTCTGCACGGCAGAGCCGAACGCCTCAGTGTCAACGCCAGCCATCTGAGCGGCGAGTGCATAGCCCTGCAGCGACTCAACGCCAATGCCGGTGCGGGCACTTAGATCGTTCAGCGAGTCCAGCGACGAACTGACATTCCCGGCCAGCGTCAGCACCTCGCTGGCTGCGCTAGTGAACGCACCAGCTAAGGCCGTGAATCCATCGACTAGCACCCTGCCGATCTCAATCGCACTTAGCGTGCTCACGCCCTTATTGAGCTTGGTGAGGCTTTCTGCCGTCTTGTCCGATTCCGTTGAGAAACGCTTGAGGCTTTGCTGGTTCTGCTCAACAATCTTTTGAAGTAACTGCAACGCCTTGTCTGCTTCAGACAGACCGGCTGTCATGCCGGCGGCATTCGCCGTCATCTGCATGCCAACGCCGATTACTGTAGCCATACATCACTCGCCAAGGTCTTGCTTGAGTTGCCGCAGCTGATCCAACATCTGATCCTGGTGCTGCGGTGGTTTTTCAATCGGCACAAAGTCTTCAGCCTTCGGCGTCCTACCTTTCGCCGAATAAGGTGCCAGCACGGCGCTGGCCAGCAGCCCAGTCTCTCTCCACGAATCAGGAATAGCCTCAAAATACCTCGTATACGCCAGCCATTCCGCAAACTCGACAGCCGACATCCGCCGCTCTAACTCGCCCACTGTCATCTTCAAGTGTCCCGCCAGACGAAACAGAAATCGCCTCGTCGGGCGGACGTTTAGTTTTTTGCGAGTTCCTCAACATCTTTCTCAGTGATCGCGTTGTGCTTGGCAGCCGTATCAAAGAGCCGGCCAACAACCTTTGCCGACTTTGCAGCCAGCTGCTCGATCTGCTCGTCAGAGAACAGACGCTGCCCGGCCTGATCGCACAGACATCGAGCTAGGAACTTGGCGCGGAAGTTGTCCACGCCAGTCTCTTTCTTTCCGACCCATTCACGCTGGTAGGCGTCAAGCTCGCCCACAGTCATCACGCGGATGTAAACTTCGCCGCCCCATTCCTTCACGTTCACCTTGAGCAGTCCAAGGTCGTCTGCTGCCAGAATCTGTTCAGCTGTCAAAGCCATTGCTATTCCCTCATGATCTTGAATGTGCCTGTGTAGCGGGCAATGTCGTTCACCTTGCCCACCAGCTGCAGCGTCTGGCAGACGGCCTTCGTCGTGAAGTCCATCCCACCACCTGTGATCGCCAACGACGCTTTGAGGCCGCGCTGGCCAGAGCTAATCGCTGCAGTCGATAGGCACGCTATCTCTATAGTGCCTGCGTCAACTGCATAGGTGCTGTCGCGCCCAAGCGGCAGGGAGCCGCCGTTGATCACCTTGAGATCAACAACCTCGCCAAGTGGAACCGAGTTCCACGCGACAGTCAGTCCAGAACAGTAGGTAGCCATGACGGTTCTCCCGTCAGGCTATCGTGCGACCTTAAACGTCGCCGTACCCTTCACAACGTCATTGGTTGTGAACGTGACGCTAGACGATGCCACGGTTGCATTCTTTGACAGGAATGCACTGCCGCTGGTGGTGATGACTAGGGCGGCAGACGATGCGTCAGCAATGACGCTGGTGCCGAGGTACTCAATCACAACCTCGCGGCCCGTGTCGGTGGCAGAACCTTGCAACGGACGGCTCTGAGTCAGGATCGCATTGCCAGCCGTGAGCCCCAAGTGCGAAACATCAATCGTGTCATCCGTGGCAGGATCGGCCAGGTTGTAGACGATGTTCGTGACGGTGTATGCAACACCGCCAAAGGTGAAGACGGTGCCCGATCCAGAATCATGCGGCGTGACGGCCATGCGTTAGGTCTCCTGCCAGAGAATGTTGTAGGTCTGCGTGACTTGGTAAACGGGAGGAAGATCGCCACCGGCCAGCTGAACGAAGTCGTCCGACTCCTGCTCAAGCGACACGTGCTTCACCTCTGTATTGTTCAGAGTCCCGCCGTACCCATCCAGAACCACACGCACTTTGTCTGCCAGGTCTCGGGCCTGCTCATACGTGTTTGCCAGCAGCTGCATCTCAACGCTCACGGTAGGCACTCCCATCGGCCCTGCCAGCGTGTGTTCGCGGCTGATGCCGCTGCGACGCCAGACAATGAACGGCAGGGCCGCCGTCTGCGGTGCAAGTATTGGGAAGATGCGGCTGCCGACCAAGGCCGACACAGGGCCAGAGGCCACGAGGGCAGCACGCAGGACGAACTCTGGTGACTTCATTTCTTCATTGCCCTCTCGGCTTGGAACTTGGCATCGGCCAGCGCCTTCTCAAGTCGCGTTGCAAGCTCGCCCTGCAGGATGCTCACCATCTCTGCACGTGCCTGAGTGAAGGACGTTTTCACTGGTGCAACGCCCGTACGACCACCGACAGGCATCTTCCCGAGATCAACTTGCTGCCCGGCCTTGGCCGACTTGAAGAACGCCTTTGGCGGCTTTGGATTCGTCACCAACTTCCCCGCGTTTCGGCCACGTTTCGGGTTGAGAATCTGGAACCCACCTCGCGAGTAACTGGCATTGTTCAAGCTGCTTCGCTTCCAGCTGGACGCAAAACGCTTCTTCGTCCGCCGCTCTTTGGTGCCGAACTCAAGGAAGCCCTGGTGGAAACCTTTGCTGCCCTTGCCGATTTCGTAGCCAACTAGGCCGACAGCGTTGCCGTTCTTTGGGTACGGCTTAATCTTCAGCTTGATGCTCTTGCGAAGATTGCCAGTTGGCCCTTTAGGCGTGTTTCTTTTAAGGGCTACAACGCCAGGAGCCATTGCCTTTCGCAGCGACGCCCCAAAGTGCTTGGCAGCAATGTTTGTCGGCAGCGACTTGAATTGTTCACGTAACTGCGTGAGCTCTGGAAACTCGATCGACAGCTCTATGGCTCCTGCTTTCTTTGGCATCTACTGCCTCTCTTCGCAGATTGCCTCGTGCTCGCTGCGGTGGCCGTGCTCGAGCAGGCTGATGATCTCAAGCGTGCGAGACCGCCACGAGAACCGCATCTGCTGCGTCAGGCCGGGCAGATAACGCATCCGCACCTTGTGCGTCACGGTCGTGTCCTGCTGGCCAGCCAGCAACGCCTCGCGGGCCGACACGCCTTCGACGCTGGCCCAGATGGCAGACGAGTTAGACCACGCCAGCACGGTCTCGCCAAGCGTGTTGGTCGTGCCACTGGCCACCTGCACGGTGACTCGCTCGCGGAGTTTCCCGGCGTCGATCATTGGTAGCTTCCCCACGTCTGCGAGGAGAGCATGGATTCGACAGCGAACTCCAGCGGCTTGCTGATGCTGCCGACCAGCACGGCGGATCGATTCTCGTACCAGAACCCGACGAGCAACAGCATCGCGTGCTTGATCGGAGCCGGAACGCTCCTGCCGTCCTCGCCGTACCCAGCCCAGAAGGTGATCGTGATGGCATTCGGGTCGTCCATGTAGGCTGGCCAGTCGGCCTCGCGGAGCGGTCTGACGACGCCTGGCGTGGAGGCACTGTCCACCCGGTACAGATTGGACGCCAGCACCGACACCGCCCCTGACTCGCTGGTGAACGTCAGGGACACAGCAAGCGGCAGCATCGGAGGCCGAGGCAGTTCAATGTCGCCGATCGGGAAGCGGTCCAGCTTCATCGTCCACTGCGTCTTCACGAGCGTCCGATCAAGGTAGGACTCGACCCAGTCCCTCGCTGCAGCGATCAGGGAGGCGATGTACAGGTTGTCCTCGTCGCCATCCACCCGCAGGTGCACCTTGGCGTCAGAGACGCTCACAGGCTCTACAACGGGCTGCGTGGCACGGGTGAGGCTGCGGTATTTCACGGCTTTCGTCTCCGTCGTGGCGTGGCGTCTGCCGTCTCAACAGTCCGCTCAACAGCCGCCGTCTCAATCAGCGGCGTCTGCTTGTCCTCAATGGCGATCTTTCGAGCGATCCAGTCCGCAGCCAGCCCTCCTGGCACATCGACGACCTGGCCAGTGCGGTAGCTCGAGTACGGTCGCAGCATCTTCATCTTCTTCATTTGGGCGTGCTCCATGCAGTTTCCGGGCGTTTGTGGCTTGACGTGAAGTCTGTGGTGTATTGGTAGACAGGCTTGCCGAGATCCCTGCCGGGCCAGCTGACCATGTATTCCCCGTGGCCCACGCAGACGCGAGGCGTCACGTAGACACGGTTGCCGGACGCTCGCCAGTTGGCCCAGAAGTGAATGTCGCTGTCTCGCCGGCCTTCGCCGTACGAGCCATCCGGCCCTGGCGTCTCAAGAAACCACGGCTTCTTGGCACGCTTCAGCGCCGCTGTGCTGATGACTGTGAGCCCGAAGTGGGCCGTGTCCACCTCCTGCACGGGCTCGGCAAACCACGAAGAAGGCAGCGACGTTGTTCCAGACTCAGGCGGATCGTCCAGCGTGCCAAGCAGCGTTAGCATGGGCCGCCCGTCCTCACGCTTTACCTGCAGTCCAGTGAGTGCGTCGCACTGGAACGTCAGAGCCATGGCGAATAGGTGCTCAACGTCCTCCTGTGTAAAGAACGAGTCCATGTCGAGGCAGAGCAGATACTCGGCCTTGTCGATGAACTGCTCCATGCAGCGAGTCAGCCCCTGGCTCCAGAACGCTCCCTGCTGGATCGTCGGCCTGATGCCGAGCGGCATGAGAGCCTGCGCCCATGAGAAGAAGTTTGAAAACGCACCGAATCGCGGAGCGGACAGAATCGCCTCCACGCGGATCTCGGCCTCTGTGTCTCCGATCTTGACGAGCATTGATACCCCACAAAAAGAGAGCGGGCGGCTCCTGCGTGGAAGCCGCCCGCTCAAGATTGCAGACACGTCAAGCCGTCAGGCTCACGCACCGACCAGGGCGATCATCGGGCCGGCGACCGTGTCGCTGCCGAGCGTGTGGTGGCTGATGCCAACACGGGCCGTGGCACGGATCACGGTCTGATCCGAGAGGAAGTTCACCTGGTCGCTCGACTGGATCTCCAGATCGCGGCGGCTGCCGTAGATCGAGGAGTTGGCGAGGTTGCCGTAGAGGGCCATCACCACGCCGGTCGAGTCAGCCGAGCCGGGCAGCTGATCGGTCAGCACGACCGGCGAGCCGAGGAACGTCAGGCCCATGCCCTGCGAGAGACCGACCGAGCCGCCCTGGTTGAGATCCAGAGCCTGCATGCAGGTGGCGAAGAAGTACGGCGAGCAGTACCACTTGGCACCCTGCCGGCTGTGCTGGGGCAGCTTCGCCATCATCGCCAGCAGGTTCGCCTTGGTCACCTCGTCGGGCGTGTCGCCCGCAGCGGTCACCAGCGAGGCCGCATAGGTCGCAGACGAGGCAGCGAGCAGGCCGCCCGTGTAGGTGGTGACGAGACCGGCCACCGCAGGAGCGTTGCTGGGATTGCCAGCCCACGCTGCCGTCTCGATGGCGTTCGACAGGGTCAGGGCCAGCTCGGCCGCGATCCAGTCGGAGATCGAAACGATGGAGTCCTGCAGGAGCTCGCTCGACAGCACCACGGCAGCGCCGATCTTCTTCGCCGTGACGGTCACCTGCGAGGCACTCGGGTCGCTGGCAGTTATTGCCGAATTTTCCGAGATCCAATACCCGGTCGTCCCGCCCGTCCGCTTCGGGAAGAGCACAACGTCGGACGGCATCTGCAGGCTCGTCGCATTCGCAGCAAAGGCGGAATACTGGTCAACCAGACGCAGCACAGTGCTGGACAGAATATCCGGCACGAAATAGGAACCGCTGCCGCTGGCACCGCCGAGAGCACGAGCCTCGACGCCGTGGTCAGCACACCACCGCTTGGCGTTGGAATCGCCGCTCTTCGCCCGCAGCCACATGCCCACCTTGTAGGCGTCCTCGTGCTTCTCAAACGCACGGAGCCGACCGTTGTGCGACACGGCCTGCACTTCGACGGCCCGCTCCTCGGTCACCTCGGGAGCCGGAGCACAACGTTCGACAACCGAACGGAGGTTCTTCGCCGACTCGGCCACCGACTTCTCAAAGTCGATCTTCTTGGCGAGATCGCCAGCCCGCTTGTTCAGCTGCTCGAGCTCAAGGTCACGCTCGGCGATCTTGTCGGCATCTTCCGACTCGACAGCACGGACGGCGTCGATACGGTTGGCCAGGGTGACGGCTTCGTCTTGGAGCTTCTTCAGATTGTCCATGTGCGGTAAATCTCCTGCGGCGGAATTGCCGTGGAGTTCACCGTCGCATCAGGGGCGTGGCCCCTTGCAGAACCGCACCTCGGAATGTGTTGTTTTCACAAACGCAACGCCGCGAGCGCCACACCTCGGGCAGCGCAGATACTGCTGCCGCTCATTGCCAACAGGCCGGCTGGATCGGCAACGCAGACGCTCACCACACTGGCACCGAACGTCAGACATTTCGCAGCCTCAGTGTCCACGCAGCAGCTGCGTCACGCACCAGCGAACGCTTGGCGATCTCAGCAGGAATCTCTACGGTCTGCTGCGACTGCATCCACGCTTGATATGACCGCATGGCCACGGCAGCGGATGTGCTGGGATAGGCAGGAACTAGAACAGGCCCGACATCGTAAAGGCCAGACACCTCTCGGATCTGTCTGACGGCGTTTCCGTCCTCGCCCTGGCGGAAGCCTTCGCCGCCCTTGTCCACGGTAAACGCGAAAGACGAGCCGCGCACGTCACGGCGAGAAATGAGCTCCATGACATCGGCTCGGCTCACGGGCGGCGTCACAACGTACCGCAGCCCCTTCTCGTCACTGGACAGTTCCAGCGTCCCGCTCGACGTGCGGCCCAGCACAATGTTGCTGTCGTGGTTGAATAGTGCCACAACGTCCTGCTTGCCTCTCTGGCGGGTCAGGATCTTGTCGAAGGCTCCAGGCAGGAT